TGACGCATCGTCCATTACTATAACTTTATCAACCAACTTCGCAACGTGGTCCAATGTATAATTTATAATTTCACTTTCGTTTCTAATTCTTGTTATCCCTAAAATCATAAATGTTTTATTATTTCTTTAACTCTTTCTTGATAAGTATGGTCTTTTAGTGTTCTCTTCTGCCCAGCCTTTGCTATTCTTTCTCTTTCTTCATCGTGTTCAAGATAATAATCTATTTTATCCTTTAAATCATACATATCTTTGTAAATAACTATTTCCTTTTTTAAATCAAACAATTCTTCTAAATGTGGAGTATAAGGAGTAATTAACAATGCCCCACAAGCAGTTGCTTCAAACAATCTCATATTTGTATCATCTGCTGGACATTGATTTGGAACTATCTTACATCTGTTATAAAACTCTGCTATTTCATCAAAAAATATCTCTTCTTTTTTAACAAACCTATCGCCATAAGTATCTTTTAAAAACTTTATAAACTTTATTCTTGAACTAAATACTTCTTTACCTACAAACCCTATATCTATATCTCTTTTTAAATCCTTTTTATTAAATATCTCATCATCAATTGCACAAGGTAGATATGTAGTGTTTTCTGGAAAGAACTTCATACAACTTTTTTCTTTACAGAAGAAATGGTCTGCACCACTCTCTAATGCTCTTTGAAAGGTTGGTCTATTTTCTAAAATTATCATACTGCCATCTACTGGATCTTTGGATCCTAAATCGTTGGCATAACAAATCTTTTTACCACCTGCCCCTATATTAAAACCCTTTTTAATGAGCTGTTTTTCTAATTGTCTGGCTATTCCATATTCTGTTGTTGAACTTCCAATAAACTCTATTCTATCTTTGGTCTTTTTTTTTGCGTATTTAAAGTATTTATCTACCTGCTTTTTAATATTAAAATGTCTTAATGCATATTCCCGGTTAAACTTTCCCATTGATTGATTATATTTCTTTAATTCTTTTACTAAATTATCAACATCAAACTTCTTATTATATCTTCTACCTGAAAAGTTATTTTTCTTTAATTCATTAGCATTACTTTTAGTAACTATTCCATCTCCTTTGGCTTCGTCCATATAACCTCTCTTGTCAAATACTATTACAGCTCTGCCACAAGCCATTGACTCATAAGCCCCTCTACCTAAACTAACTACTAAATCAGCTTCGTTTATTTTATCTTCTATATTCCAAACCCCCTTTACTGCTTCAAACTCAACACCTAATCTATCACAAGCTTCCTTAATCATATCATTTGCTTCTGTATTTCCGTGTTGCTTACAAAGGGATAAAACCTTTTTAAGATTCTTTCTAATCTTTTTCTTTGGTTTAAACCTATCGCAATCAACTCCATTATAAATAACCTCTGATTCAAATCCTTTTTCTTTTAAATGGTCTTGAACTTCTTTTGATATACCTACATAACAATCAGCCCCTTCTTTTGGTTGTTCTAATTTTGGGAATATTCCGTGAGATGTAAATATCTTAACTCCTCCAATTCCACCCCAAACTTTATTTATCTTTTCCAAGCAGTCATTATGGTTTATAAATAGATAATCATACTTTTTTCTTAATGTTTCTTGGCTCTCAGGAGTAATTGTAAAAAAATGGTCTGATACTTCGCCTGGGTTATAAGTAAATAAATCTACTTTATATCCCCGTCTTTCTAATTCTTTACCAAGAGTATATGTAAACATTTCTGACCCACTCAATGTGTTCATTGTAGCATTTGTAATCAATACCCTTTGTTCTGGTTTATATAATTTTAAAACTTCTTTAATTTTTTTATCAGCCCATATTTTATGTAAAAGCTTTCTATTTTCTTCTCTATTATCTAATCTGCCTTCTGATTGCATATGGAAGTGAGTTATTGGTTTTGAAGTAATATAATCCATTGACATTCCATTCTCTACCGCCCTTAATCCTAAATCTACATCTTCACTACCATTTTTAAATCTCTCATCGAAGCCACCTAACTTCTCCCAAGCATCTTTCTTAATTCTGAATAAGAAACCTGAAGGGATATGAACATCTCTGGGGTCTCTTTTAAGACCTGAAACAATATCTCTGTTTGATATTATATTCCAACCTATTCCATAAACAACTGCGTTATTTTCGTTTGGTAATAACTGACTAAACCCTATTATATCTTCTTTCATCTCGCAAGCCTTAACTAATAAATCTACATCTGGCTCAATATCATCGTTCATAAATATCAAGTTATCTGTCTTGGCTATCTTTGCCCCTTTATTACAATTCTCAGCAAATGTTCCACCTGATACTATTATGATATTAAAGATATCGTTTGGTAGTTTATCTAATGTATTTTTTAAAA